GGTACTGGTGGTTTATTTCATAAAATAGAAGGTACAAACTTTACAGGTTCATTACTTGTTGGGCATAGTACTACTGGTACATTATCCTCTGCATCTAATAACACGGGTATAGGTATAGGTGCATTAGATGCTTTGACAAGTGGTGATGGTAACGTTGCTCTTGGTTATAACACTGGTACAGTTGTTACTGAAGGTAGTAATAATACTTTATTAGGATATAACGCAGGTAGTTCTTTAACAATGGGTGGTAGTAACATTGCTATTGGTAATTCTGCGCTAGCAGCTGAAGATACTCATGGTACTAATATAGCTATTGGTTCAGATGCTTTAAAAGTACAAGACGCGGGAGCTAATGCTTATAACATAGCAATAGGTTATAACGCAGGTAAATCAGTTTTAACAGGTATATATAATACTTTAATAGGAGGTTTGGCTGGTGACGCGTTAACTACAGGTAATCGTAACGTGGCTATAGGGTACAAGGCTTTAAGCACAGAGGATGGTAATGGTAGAAACGTAGCGGTAGGGTACGAATCTCTACTAACTCAAAACGCTGGTGCAGAAGCTTATAACGTAGCTATTGGTCATCAAGCTGGTAAACTTATTGAAGATGGTGCTTTTAACACATTAATTGGTGGTCAAGCAGGTGAGGCTTTAACTACTGGTAGTTATAATGTAGCTTTAGGATATGAAGCTTTAAGTACAGAAGATACAGGTACTAGAAGTATTGCTATAGGTTATTATGCATTAAGAAATCAAAATTATAACGGTGAAGCTAACAACGTTGCTATTGGACACCTTGCTGGTACAAATGTTACAACAAGTATACAAAGTACTTTTATTGGTGGTTTTGCAGGTGACGCGGTTACTACAGGTTTAGCTAACACAGCTATAGGTTACAATGCGTTGTCTGGAGAAGATGAGCATGGTTACAATACAGCGATAGGACACGGTGCTTTAAAAGTACAAAATGCAGGCGCCAATGTATATAACGTTGCTGTAGGTGCTTCTGCTGGTTTATCTGTTACAACAGGTGTTGATAATGTTTTAATTGGAGGTTTGGCTGGTGATGCTATTACAACTGGTAATTATAATATAGCTATTGGTA